GCTTCTGTCAATGACCGTTGAGTTGAGTTGTCATTAACATATGACTTCCACCAAATGTCTGTACTACGGGTTACGCCTTGTAATACGTCAAGATTAGTTGAGTCATCAATCAATCCTTTAAGACCCATTGCTTCAGAGTTTATGTTCGAAACCGTTGGAACACCTGCGTTCGTATGTGCCAAAAATACATAGTCATTATCAGCTACACTGGTAGCAAGCGTTACTGTCATAGTGTTATTGCCAGTAATAGCGGCAATGGTTGTATAAAATCCTGAAGATACTGTAGTTGCAGAATCACTAAACAAGACTGCGCTACCAACTGAAAAGGAATCAGTTGTGTTCTTTCCTACCATTGGGGTGTCGAAAGTAAGGGTAGTATCAGGTGAGGCATCGTTTACACGACAAACTACACCAGTACCAACACCATACCCTTCACGAGATAGTTGCCGTTGCATATCATTTTTAGCCCCTGTGTATTCTGACTCAAGTACATTCACCAAGAATTCTTTCGAACGCTTTGATGCTTGCATTGAAACGTCAGTTATAGCGACAGTTTGGAAATGATATTTCATCGGAACACTACCCTGTGTGTATTGCTGATAACCTGCGGTTGGCAAAGTTACAGTTTCACCACCAGCGGCAAAACCTACGTTACGATCATGGTGTAAAGAAATATACTTTGTGGTTGCACCAGTTTGATGCGCAACGTTCCGAAGAACGTTATTCCACAGTACATTCTTTTTGAACACCTGTTCGTGAACAACTTTGTCATAAACTCGCATTGCGGCACCAGCAAGATTAGTTACGGATTGTGCCATCTGAATTGTTGCTTATTTTTAAGCTACATTTCTTCTTCCACGTTATCCATAGCCTCCATAATAGCCTTACGTGTATCTATGTCACCAACTGGTGTCACGTCAGGTTCATGAGTGCCTGGATTAACAGCGGGAGTTTCTGCAATTTCCGTAGGCGATTTTTTACTTAAACGTTCTTTTGTAGCATGGTCAATCAGCGTGTCCTGATTCATAATGTAGAAAGCCTCTTTGGGTGTAAGATACAGTTTATTCTGTTCTTTTTGCCATTCGAGTACCTTTGTATCATCATAAGATGGTTTCCCATCTTTACCATCGAACTTTTCTGAAAGTTCTTTGATTTCGCTTTGAATCAACTCTGCCCTCTTTTCCTCTTCGCCTTTCACTCGAATTTCTTCTTGTTTCTTTGAGAAGATTTCTTCGACTTCATCAGCGGTAAGTCCAGCAGGGACTTGAGGATCTTCAGACTCAGGTTCTCTTGGCTTCATCGCATCCGCTAAAGGCTTTAAGGTGTCTATTGTTTCCAATAAACTCTTCCTCTCTTCCTCTAACGACTTAGCTTTCTCAGAATCAGTGCGCCTACTTTCACGCTCTTGCTTTAATGCTACGTTTAAGTTGCCAACTTGTTCTTCTAATTTAACAAGTTTGTCTGCACTTTCATTTTGAAGTTTTACTTCCTCCGAAGATTCAACTTTTGGTTCTTTAGTAGTTGAAGGTTCTACTACGGGCTCCACCGTTGGTTTTACTTCTGGTGCTTCTTCAGTCATATTCAATTTTATGAATTAACGATATTTGTTGACCCAGTACCGACTGGGAGTATGTTAATAAGTTATTTCTTTTAAGCTATATGTGTGTATCTCTTTGAAGATTCCTCAAACATCTTATTATACTCTTCTTCTTTTTCTGGACTCTTTAATTTCTCAAAAAGATAACCATTTTTCATCTTAAATTCCTTCTGTGCGTGTTTGTTAACTGTTGCCTCTTTATTTTTTGACATCTTTGCGTTGTCAACTTTCTCATATTCAAAAGTTTCTGTTACATCTCCCTCATCTTTAGCTTGTGTTGATTCCGCAAACTCTTTGTTGTTAAATCCCATATACTTGTTTATTGATTAATATATTGTTCCTCATTTCTAATATGTTCATCAAACATCTCCATGTTTTGTTGATAAGCATCTTTATTTTCTTTTATAAATGCCATATGTAATTTAGTATGTTCTGGAGTCCATAAAGCACGTGGCGTTGGATTTACTGGTTGCCCAGCCGATAATTGCATATTTTCTTGGTCTGCCATATCTGCTGTATCCTCAGGCCCATTACCATCTGTTCTATGTGATTCTCTCTGCTTTACCATATCTTGCTTAAACTTCTCTTCGTTGTGCTTTTGCATACGTTCTATAACCTCACCAACATTAGAAATCTGGAGCTTTTCTAATATTGTTTGAGGATCAATCATTTGGAACTCTAATAATTTAAATAAGGTTTCCTTTTTCATTTCCTCACTATATGCTATCTCTGGTACGATAACTACCTTAACTTCTCCAGATTTAACACGCATAGTGCCTTCTGGTGTGCCAGTATCAGGCATATTCCCCATATATTTAATCTTTTCACCATCTTCTATAATTTCTTCTGACACAATGGTGTAATCCTCAATTACTTCTAAACAAAATTCTGCTACATCCGATAAGAAGTTTTCTAAGTTTTCTATAGGTTCTGCTACTGTTTGGGCATCTGCTTGCTGTAAAGCTTCAATTGCTTTACCAGATTGTAAGCTACCAGGCGCCCTACCAAGTGATGCTTCCCTAATACCACCCATTTCCTCTAGCCACCTTTCAGAATTAGCAACGTGTTGAAATGGTGCCGCTGGCAATGGTTGTAAATCCATCTGCTTTGGAGGTACTTGTCCTTTATAAGTTATTATTTCAGCGCCTTTATCTGTAATCGAAGTAACCTCAACTCCTTGCTTTCTTAAATATTTACCAGCTAACATTCGCTGTATATATCCTTCAATCTGACTCGCTGTCTTATCAAGTGATTTATTCGGTGAGATTAAATCTTTAATCCAAGCATCACTATATATAGAATTCGAAGCCTTTTCTGGACTATAGGTAAATATTGGGTATCTCCTATACTTAGTATCATAAAACCTTACAAATTGATTATCTATTACTGTTAAAAATCTTACTTTTGTTTTATCATCTTCTACCCATTTAAGTTGAACTTCCTTTACAATCGCTGTTTCTAAATCTTGCATACTCTTTGAATCATCACGACTATACTTTTCGAGTTCAAGTAATTCTTTATATTCTGAACTTGATTCTCTGTTATCTGCAACTATTTTAGTTTTCAATGTATATCTCTTATCATTATTAATCGATGATAGTGGTCTTTTCACTGTCTTTATAATATATCGACAAGTTGGTACTGATGGTGCATATGGATCAAAATAGATTTCAAAAGTATCATCAACCCAAAAATCGAGGTAATCTTTACCATCTTTCTTTACTATCCCACCCTCTAATATACCAACAGAATATTTTAAACCATCAACTATTATATCTGTCAACTTATGCTTTATCTTACGTGTGCGATAAATGTTTTGAAGAATCTTGTTCTTCTTTATAGCCTCTGCCAATGCCTCATCTGTCGTATCTGCTGGGTGTACTTCCCATCTAGGTTGACTACGCTTAATAAAGTTTTTAACGCCACGTACTTGAGAACGTATCTTATTAATGGTTCTTCTAATCTCACCCCTATGAATAGGTATTGTTTGTATCTTATTAAGTGAACGGTTATAAACAATCCAATGCTCACCCCTAAAAAACCTTTCATTACGATACCACTCACGATGTTGCTTGAGGTTCATATTCTTTGTGTTATCACAAAGCTTGTTTACAAATATAGCTACATCCTTATCACCAACTTTTAATTTATCACTCCTAAGATAATCTAAAGTTATTTCACTCATATATTTCTTTAAGTTTACTTAGTATTTCCTTCTCTAAGATATAATAGAAGTCTGAACTTACTGGATGAAATAATGGTATTACTTTATCCCCTATCTTTTTTTCTGGAAATACCAATCGTATTTGATTCTTATCGCTTAATCTTGTAAAGATAGCAATATTATTTAAAAACAGACAATCATCAACGATACAAGATACAAAACCAATATGCCCACGTTGCGGGGCTATACGTTTAATTTTAATCTTCGATATTATCATCTTGAGAACGTTTTAAAGCTTTAATAAGCGTTTTTTCTGGTATACTGTCATCATTAATTTCCAACAATTCATCTGGTTCTTTAGGTAACTCAGGTTCTTCATCATTTATGCTTTCAGTATATTCTTCTACGTTTTTACTTTTAACAGCTTTGGTGAACTCTCTTAATCTAACCTCCTCTACTAAATCTCTATTCTCATTAAACCTTATAAACAAATATACAAATATTGCACTATTAATTAATAAGGCTATTGTTAATATAATTAAATTAGTCATCTTTTTTTGGTTTAATAGTTATTGCCGTATTCGACGTGAGAAGTATGCCAGCGGTTGATACAGCGTTTTGTATTTCACTCTTTACTACCTTAACTGGATCTATTACACCAGTTAAGAACAAATCTTCGTACTTACCATTTAATGCGTTATATCCAATCGTGCCATCTAAACACTTGCTTACTACTGCTTCACCAGATACTCCACTATTATTAGCTATTTCACGCAAAGGTGCTTTTAAAGCATTAAATACAATCTTTATTCCCTCGTCATGCTCTCTATTATCTAATAATCCAACAGTTCGGTTTTTAAATATTCTAAGCAATGCCATACCACCACCTTCTACTACTCCTTCCTTTACAGCGTGCTTTGTAGCATTTAAAGCATCTTCAACCCTATACTTAAGTTCTTCTTGTTCTGTTTCTGTAGCCCCACCTACCTTAATGTTAGCTATAGAACCTGTTAGTCTACCAATCCTTTCCTTTAACTTCTCTTTAGCATATAAATCATCACTTTCTTTAAGCAATGTCTTAGCCTCTATCAATCTTTTCTTTATACTACCCTTACCACCAGATACTATAGTTTCATCTCTACCAACAATTACCCTTTCAGCCGTACCACAATGTTCAAATGTGCCTTCCTCTAGTTTAAACGCACAATCTTTACCTAGTACGGTAGTTTCTGTTAGTGTGGCTAAGTCATCTACTAAGTCTCTTTGATAACCACCAAACGATGGTATTTTTACTGGTACGCACACGAATTTGCCTTGTAAAGCATTTGTTACTAAAAAACCAAGTGCATTACCCTCTATCTTCTCTGCAAACAATATCATCTTTTGCTGTCCGTTGTTTAACAACGATTGTATAATAGGTATTATCTGCGTATGCATCGTTATCTCTTCTGTGGTTATAATTATTGCAGGTTCATCGCTTACATGAACCAATCTTTTCGAATCGTTTATAAAGTTGTGTGCTTCATAACCACTATTCAGTTTTGTTCCTTTGATGTATTCAACTTCAGTTTTTAAACTATTCGAACTTGTCACAGTTACTATACCATCTGTACCGACTTTTTCTAAAACACTTGTTATCATCTTGCCAGTGCTTATATCGTTGTTAGCTGATATAGTAGCTATTTGTTCTTTCTCTGTTTTTGTTTTAATTTTCTTTGATGTTTTTTCAAGTTCTTCTATTATTACTTCTGAGGCTCTGTCCATCCCTCTTTTTAACAAAATCGGGTTCATTCCACTAGCCACAGCCTTGTTACCCTCTGTTAATATCTCATCTAATAAAACTATAGTAGTTGTTGTGCCATCACCTGCCACTCTGTTAGTATTCTCTGCACTTTCTCGTGC